GATCCTGCTGCGCGGCGGCGGCGAAGATCGCGCCGACCAGCGCCTGGGTCATCTCGACGAAGGACCCGTCCATCGTCTTCCAGGCCAGTCCGGGCGGGATGCCTGCACCCAGCAGCACGAGGCCGATCTGCTGCGACCTCGACAGCAGGTCGCTGTGGAACCACTTCGGATTCCCTTCGACGCTCACGACGTAGCCACCGGCCAGCGTGCGCCGGTCACGCTCCGCCTTGATCGCCTCCCAGTGCGCCGCACGCAGCGCGTCAAGATCGGGGCCTGGGGGCGCGAACACGCCGCCGCTGTACGTGTGCCCGCGCCCGACGCTCGCGCCCTCGGCCAGCATCACCACGTCATCCCAATCGGCATCGACGGCAGCGGCCCACGCCGCGTCGCCATCGGCGACCGACTCGACGATGCCGGCATTGATGAGTGCATATCGAGCCATCAGACGATCCCCCAGATATCGACCTGGCCGCGCGCCCCGCCGCCGCTGGACGTGCCCGTGCGCGTGCCACCACCTCCCCCGCCCGGCGCGGTGCCTGCAGTGCCGTTGGTCGTGTCGCCGCCCGCGCCACCGCTGCCGCCGAACAGCGACGTGCCCGCCGTGCGCTCTCCGGCTGTGCCCGAGCCCGCACCACCACCAGCGCCACCGAACACCGAGTCGCGCGGGCCGCCTGTGCTGGGCGTGGCACTGCGCCCGCCCGAGCCTCCGCCCATCACGGTACGGATGACCGATTGCTCGTTTGCGCCTCCCCATCCGGTTTCTGTCGGCTGCCCGACAGTGCCGTTGCTTGCGCCGCCCTGCCCGCCAGCGGACCACGCGCCGCCGCCGCCGCCGCCGAATGCAGACGTGCCGCCGCCGCCGCCGCCGTAGAACGTCGCGATCGTGCCGAGCGACGAATTGCCGCCGTTCGCGCCCGCCGCCGCTGCTGTCTGTCCTGTGCCAGCTGCGGCAACGGTGATCGTGCGCGAGGTGCCCGCCGTCGGCGCGTAGTGGCTTTCGACGCATGCCCCGCCACCGCCGCCGCCGGCCACCGTCGTGCTGTTCGTGCGCCCGCCATCGCCGCCCGCGCCCCATCCACGAAATCCGATGCGGCTGTAGCCCGGCGGGTCGATGAACGTCCCGCCCGACGTGAACGACCTGTAGAACGGGCGCAGCACGACCGACTTCAGCTCGGTGCCCGTGCACTGGATCAACCGCGCCTCGCCCGGGTGCATCGGGTAGCTGGTCAGGCCGTCGATCTGCTCGGTCGAATTCGGGTCCAGCGTGACGATGCCGGTGCCGTTGTGGACCACGAATGCATACCAGCCCGAGGCGAGCGTCGCGGCGGCCGAGAAGCCGAGCGTGAATGTCGATGCGCCGGTGATCTCGACGTACTTGCCCTTGTCGCTCACGCCCAGCGTGGCCGCGCCCGTCACGGACAGCAGCACGGCAGACGCACCGCTTGCGCCCGTCGCGCCCCGGATGCCGGCCGGCACAATGGTCCAGTCGCTGTACGTGCCGCTGCCCACTGTGTCGGTGATGTTCAGGACCAGCGCGCCCGTGCCAGAGTTGTACGACGTGACCGTGCCGAACATCTGGTACGTGCTCGGCGCACTGGTGCGCACCGCTGCGACCACCTGGCCGGCGATGAGCGACTTTCCCGTGCTCGCAGTGAACGACTTTGCGCCGCTGCCGACAGCCACCGACGTGCTGCTGGTGGCGGTCAGCGCGGCTGCACCGGCAGCGGCTGCAACGGCGGCGGACTCCGCGTCGCCTGCGCGCGCTTCGAGGTCGTTGAAGATCGCCGAGAACGACGTCAGGTAGCCGAGGCCGGCGAAGTCCGACTCGTTGTAGGTGTTGCCGTTGATGACGATGGGCCAGGTCACGGCTGCAGCTCCTTCACGCGGAACGCCTTCTTCCTCGTGTTGACGTACGGGTACTCGATCATCGAAAGCTCCTGCAGACGGGCGAGGAAGCCTTGCCGCTGCTGCGCATCGGTGTCGTCGGTGTCGGGCACGTAGAACACTTCGCCGCTGACACCCAACAGCCTCTGCATCTCGTAGAAGCGCTTGAACTCCTCGGCCGACAGCCAGTCGAGCGAGAACGTCGCGACGCGATGCGGGCGGCGGTTCTGGAAGTACTCGGCGCCGCCCGGCGTGGTCTGAACTTCGGTGCGATCGACCCAGCCTTCGGCCATGCCATACGACATGTTGTAGGCAGGCTGGATGCCGCCGCCGAGGAATACGCGACCGATCTGCACGAAGCCGTCCGCGTTCGTCGTGTCGTCGATCTCGATCTGTACGTGCGTGCCGTCCATCCACCCTGACGACACGACGTGCACGATCGCGCGGTCATGGCCGACGAACTCGTCACCATCGATGTGCCGCCACAGTCCAGCCGTGCCCCACGGCATCAGCCCGAGATCGAACGCCATCTGCCAGCAGTCGACCCACCCGGAGTCATACACCTCAGCGCCGCCAGATGTCGTGCCGACCTTGATGCGCCACTGCGCGGCCTCGCTGATGTTGTGGTTCACCAGCGCGAAGCACCGGAAGGACATCGTGCTCGCGAACGCGAAGCGCACGACGGTCGAGGTCGTGAGCGCATCGGCCGAGCGTGCGACGAGCGACAACTGCCGGTCTTGCAGGTTCGCGAGCGTGCCGCCCCACGAGCCCGCAGATAGCGTCGCCTCGTCTACGCGATTCGGGTACGAAATCAGGCAGTTCGCCACGTCATCCCCAGAGCGAATAGGTGACGGTCCGCGCGCCCCACTGCGCGTCGATCCCGACGACCAGGAATTTCTTCCCCGCGCTCATGCCGAAGCGCGGGTACACCAGCTCGACGGAATCAGCGAGGTCGATCGTCGAGAGCATCGACGCCGACATCGGCACGCGCACGCGCATGAAATCGCGGTCGAGTTTGTGCAGGGCGAGGAAGTCGGCCGCGCCGCTCGCGCTGTAGCGCGACGACTCGATGCTCATGTCACCGGCGAGCGCGTGCACGGTCTGCACGCTCGCGTCCTCAGCCACAGCACCCGAGTACCACTCGCGGCGCATGTAGCCGGCAGCAGCACCGGCCAGCGTGCGGCCGAACATCCAGTTGCGGCGGCCTTTCGTCTGCACGCGCCACACCGGCACGTCCAGGCTCGGCGGGGCCGTGCGCTCGACCTCCAGAATCTGCGAGGCACGCAACGTCGCCACCGGCGAGCCGCCCGACGGGTCGCTGATCGTGCCCGCCTGGAAGTTGCCCAGCGCGTCGAACCCGAACCACGAGGGCTCGGCCTTGCACTGGCGCGCCATCACCTGCAGGTAGGTGTCGCTGCTGTCGATCGGCAGATAGTCCTCGACGCTGATGACGGACCCGGACGCCGAGACGCCCGCATCGGCTGCGAGCGTCGGCAGCCACACGGCAGACCCAGCCGAAATCCTCACCTGAGACGGTGCGCACGACACGTCGTACGCTGCCACCGAGCCAAGCCGGACATAGCACGGGCCACCGCCGTAGAACCGCGCCTGGCCGGCCGTCGGCGCGGTCGCTTCAAGGTCTGCTGTGCTGGCGTAGACCGAGCCCATCGTGAGTGCGACGCCGCCGTCGAACGCGCCGGCTGACGCGGGTGTCGCACTCACACCGTCGCACACGTGATAGATGCGTTTCGCGGCGTCGACCAGCGTGCACGGCAGAGGCAGCGGATCGCCGAACGCACGCGCGACGCGCTTGCCCGCGAGCGTGCTGTCGCCCTCCAGCCCACCAGTGCCGAGGAAAGTCCTCGTCAGCACCGGCTTGTTCAGCCTGTCCATGTCGTCGCGGATCACGACGGTCGCGACCGACAGCCCGAGCTTCACCGACCTGATCGAGCCCGCGCCGACCTGCACGAAGTCCGCCGGGAAGTCGCCATCCTCCTCGCCCGCCCACAGCGCAAACGACTGGCCGTCCCAGCCGTACTGTGTGCCCTCGTGCGCAACATCGCCGAGCCACTTGCCGTCGGCATTCGCAAGCACGAACTCGCCCCAGCCAGAGCGCACGGCACCGAACAGGCCGTCACCCGCGAACATCTCGCGCCGGAAGAAGCCACTGCTCATCAGGCGCGGCGCAACGTGCACACCGGCAGGCGTGTCGCTCGGGCGCGTGACCCAGCCGCGGCCGTCGGTGAAGTACCACGACTGCGTGGAGCCGCTGCTGTCGATCACGGCGGTGATGCGAAGGACGAGGATCACTGCACCGGCTCCGGTGCAGTGGCGGTGCCGCGCATCAGGTTGTAGAGACCCGTGATCATTTCGAGCGTTTGCTGCTGTACGCTCAGGCTCTCGGTGTAGAACTCCGCGTTCTGGTTCACCAGCGCCTCAGTCCCGTTCGCCTGCCGTTCCATCTCAGCGAATGCAGGCCCGCCCGGCGCAAGCTGCGCCGCCGCCGACAGCGACTTGCCGTTGCCCGTCAGGTAGTCCGCAATCGATGCAAACTGCGCCTGCACGTTCAGCAGCGTTGCGAACTGCTCTTGTCCCTTCGTCGTGCTCACGTCGAGCGAATCAACGAGTGCACGAAAATCGGTCTTGCTCGTCAGGTCCGTCGTGATACCGACCGCCTCCAGCGCATCCTTGATCCCCTTCGCGGTGATGCTCGCCTGCTCGTCGGACGTGTAGAAGTTCGAGATGTAGCCGGTGACCTTCGATACGAACTGATCGAGGCCGCCAGACAGCGACACGATTCCGTCGCGAGCCTCCACCGACAGGCTTCCGAACGTCGCGAACACGCCGCCGAGATCCTGCACGGCCTGCGTCATGCTGCGCGCATTGGTCGCCGCCAGAATCGCGGCTTCGGCCTGATCGGCATTCAACGTAGCCGGATCGAACTGACGGAAGTAAGCGGCATACGCTTCGGGCAAGTTGCTGCCCTGCATTGCCGCGATCAGCACGCGCTGCGCTTCCGTCTGCAGCTCGGCCTGCAGCTTGTCCTGATCCCGGCCGACTTCGCGCGACGCGATGTTGTCGAACAGCAGCCCGCCAGCCGCATCGCGCACGTAGGATGCGACGCGATTTTGTGCGGTGCCTTGCGGGTCCGTGTCGAACCCGATGCCGAGTGAGCCGCCGAACGACCCGCCGAGCATGCCGGCCAGTGCGGAGACTTGCCCGCCGAGCCCCATTGCCGACAGGTCGGCATCCGACGCGTTCGGCGTGAACAGCCGCTCGCCGTTCGTGCTGAAGCTGCCGCCAGATTTCGGGCCGCCCTTCTTGCTGAAGATAGCAGCGAGCGCCATTGCGCCCAGCGCAATCGGCCCAAGCGCCCCCAGGCCCATGCCGATGCCGGACATGATGCCGCCGGCCGTTCCGGTTCCGATGAGCGATCCGGCAGCGCCCAGGGCGCCGGAGAACGTCGTCGCGCCGGTCAGCCAGCCCGCGCCGGCAGCCAGCGATCCGCCCAGTCCGCCAGCGCCGAACAGGCTGCCGACGCTGCCCAGCATGTCGCCGATGCCGCCCCCGCCTCCGGTCGCCGCATTCGCCGAGCCTGACAGGCCAAGCGACCCGCCTAGCCCGCCCGCGATCGGCCCCACAATCGCCTGAATCGTCGGGCGCAGAATGAGCGACTGGAACAAGTTCTTTGCTGTGTCCACGAGGTTTTGCAGGAAGCCTTTCCCGCCCTCGAAGCCGCGCATGAGCGAGTCCGTCAGGCTCTTCTCGATCGTCTCCGACTGACGCGCCCACTCGGCATTTGCAGCCTCGCCAGCCTTGCGCGCGGCCTCTGCTGCATCGGCCTCGGACTGCAGTTCGAACGCTTCGCGACGCGCTGTGCGCAGCGTCTTCAGTTGCTCGATCTGCAGCTTCATCGCCGCGACTTCGGCGTCAGTGCCTTCGGTCGCTTCGAGCATCGCAAGCGTCTGTTCCTTGATCGCGATCACGCCTGCCGCGCGCTCGTCGCGCACGTCGAACAACGCCTGCCCGGTCTTGCCGATTTCCTCGTTCTGCTCGCGCTGCGCCTTGACCTGATCCGCCAGCGACTTCGCTTCGTCGGTCATCGACTTCACCGACGCGATGCGCGCCTCGGTCGCGGCCTTCTCCGCCGCTTCGAGATCACGCTGCGCCTTGGCCGTCTCTTCCGTGTTCTTCTTGACGATCGGTTGCGCCGCCGCCAGTTCGGCAACCTCGCGCGTGTACTCGTCCACGGTGATGCGCCCAGACTTGTACAGCGACTCCAGCGTGCGCACGCGCTCGGTGTAGTCGCGTGAGATGCCGATCACATCCAGGTAGGCTTCGCCCAGCTTCTTCGCCTGCTGCTCGGCTTCGCGCTCGCCGTCGCTGCGTGCTTTCGTGGCGACCTTCACGCCGCCCTGCGCGACGATCAGCTTCTGCACCTCGGCAACGTACTTCGCTTCGCTGATGATGCCGGCGTCACGCGACGCGGCCAACATCGCAAGGTTCTTCTGGTAGTCCTTGTGCTGCCCGCTGCTGTCCTGCGCCCACTTCATGTAGGCGCTGCGCACCTCTTCGACCTTCTTGCGCTCGGCTTCGAGCGCATCGACGCGCTTTTGGTCCTCGCGCTCGTCGTCAGTCGGCCCGGCCGGCGTCAGTGCGCGCGCATCGCGCTGCGCCTGCGCAAGCTGCTCCTGATACCGTTTGCGCGTGTAGGCGTCGAGATTCGGATTCGCGAGATTCTTCTGCGCGTCCGCGATTCGTGACGCCGAACTCGTTTCGGCACCGAACAGCACCGCGCCGACCTGCCCCCAGAATCCAGCACCTTCGGCTTTCGCGCGCCTGATCGTCTCCGCATACCCTCCGATTGCGGCGGTCGCCATGCTCATGACGGACGCAACAGCATCGGCAAGCCCTGAGTCGGCCACCGCGCGCACCAACTCGCCCCATTCGTTCTTCAGGCGCGTCATCGCGCGACCCGCAGACTCCGACGCCTTGACCGCACCCTCGCCAAGCTCAAGTTCAAGCTGCTTGGCGAACTTCGGCAGGAAGTCGTCGGCGATGACCTGCCCTTGTTCGAGCATCTTGCCGAGTTCGGTCGTCGTGACGCCCATCGCGCGCGCCGCGATCTGGAACGCGCCCGGCATCCGCTCGCCAAGCTGCCCGCGCAGTTCCTCGGCCGATACGGTGCCCTTGCTCATCATCTGCGAGATGGCGAGCAACGCGCCGTTCGTCTCTTCGGACGACAGTCCGAGCGTCGTCGCAGCTTTCGACACCGCCGTGAAGATTGCGCGCGTCTCCTCGCCAGCAATGGCCGTGCCGCGCGACGCGGCCGACAGCTTCACATAGGCGTCCGCCGTCGTCTGCAAGTCGATGCCGAGCGTGCGCGCAGTCGTGCGGACGAACTCCAGTTCGCGTGCAACGTTCGCCTCTCCCGCGACCGACGCCATTGCAGAACGGAACTTGTCCGTCTGGTTCTGCGCTTCGAGCATGGACGTGGCAAGGGCTTTCAGCCCTGCGACGATCGCAACCACCGAGAACCCAGCGCCAATCGCGCCGAGCGAGTCCTTAACGCTCTTGGCGTTGCGCTCCATGTCGCGCGATGCCGATTGGACGCTACCCGTCGCGTCCTGCATGTCCTTGCGCAGGCGCGCAACGTCCGCCTGCATCTGGATGACAAGCTGCCCGACGACATCAGCCATTCTCGGCCTTCCCTTCTTGCGCCACGCGCATTGCCGTCACGTCAAGCACCTTCAGCATCTCCAGTTCCCAATGCGTCACCCGCTGACCGGTCATGCGTAGGAACGACTCGACATCCGCAGTCGTCAGCAGCGACGGGCCAAACCCGCCGCTTCCGCGCCAGTTCTGGAGGTCTGTGAACAGGTCAAACACGCCCTGCGCCGCCACCGGCAGAGGATCGACGTGCAGCTCGTCAATGCGGCGTCCGCGCGCGCTTTGCGCGGCCCTCAGATGGTCGGCAAGCGTCGCGCCATCGGACTGACGCCGCGCCAAACGGAATCGCGACTCCGCGTACTCGATCAGGTCTGCGCGGAGTCGCTGATAAAACGGGCGGTTTCGTCCAGCGCGTCGGCAATCTGACGCACGACCCATTGCTGCGAAGGCTTGCTGAACCATTCGCGCGCGGCGTCCTTGCTGTACTCGACATCAGCACCGCGCCAGCCGAGCACACGAGCCACGGCCGTTTCGACGCGCTGCGCTTGCTGCTCTTCGTAGGACAACAGCTCGAACGAGCCGGTCTTCTTGAACGTCGCCTGAGCACGCGCCGTGCGCGACGACTGCAGCGAAACGGACTTGTCGTGTCCGGGGCCGGCCAGTGTGAACACCACGCCGAGTTCCGCGCCAGTCTTGGGGTGGCGCAGCGTGTATTCAGCCGTGTCCAGTTCGACGATCGAATCGATTTTGTACATCATGCCTCGCAGGAGAGAAGATGCACGGACACCGCAGCGCGCGCCCCTGCGAGGAGGCGACACGCTGCGGGCCGTGCCGGTTGTGCCCGCTTACGCGAGCGAGTCTTGAATCGCGAACGTGGTCACGTCGCT